TAGTAGCTTATATATTAGTTTTATAAAGAATGAAAGTATCATAATTATGGACCATTTAGAAGCAATTGTTGAAATTAAAAACATAATTAACCCTGAATTTATTAAAAAAATAATACCTTTAATGAAATTAAAATCTAAAACCCATCTCAAAGTTAATTCAGGAATAAATAAAGACGTTAGAAATGTAAAAGGCCATCACTTAACTTTTAATACACCTACAGATTTATTTTATTGGAATTATATAAAACAAGAAATAGAAAGATTGTATGGTTACTATAAAGCTAAATTTCCTAAAATGACAAGTGATAAAATAAATCAGATAGATCTTTTAAAATACACACCAGGTGGAAAATACGAAATACACACCGACCACTTCACTAATACTCCTAGACATTTAAGTATAATTATTAATTTAAATGATAATTATGAAGGTGGGGATTTAATTTTTACAGATCAAAAAAATAAAGAAATTAAAAGGTTAAAACTTGAAAAAGGATCACTCGTATTTTTTCCAAGTAATTTTATGTATCCTCACAGTATTCAACCTATTACAAAAGGAACAAGGTATAGTATAGTTGCATGGCTTCAGTAAATTTTAAATTAATAAAAAATTTTTTTAATAAAGATGAATTAAAAGTTTATCAAAAATACTGTTATAATAAAGTAGATCAGAATAAAGATTTTGTATTAGATGACCAATCATTTTCACCTGCGTGGTACAATGATCCATTGATGAATTCCTTGTTGGATACAAAATTAGAGATTGTTGAAAAAGAATCTAATTTAAAATTACATCCAACTTATGCTTATTGGAGATATTATGTATTTGGTGGAACATTAAAAAAACATTTAGATAGACCAGCGTGTGAAATAAGTATAACTAGTTGTATAAAAAAACATGATAACTGGCCTATTGTAATAGAAAAAACATCTTTTGAATTAGAAGAAGGAGATGCTATATTATACGCTGGGTGTGATCAAAAACATTGGCGTCCAGGTATTTATAAAGGTGAAGGAATGGCTCAGGTATTTTTACATTATGTAAATCAACATGGTCCAAACAAAAATTACGCATACGATAAAATCAAATGATTGAAAAAACAGTAAATATAAATAATTTTATAGGTGTATATGACAACTACATCACTAAAAAAGATTGCGATGACGCTATCAAATTATATCAACACCAAGATAAATTTAATAAAACTTTAAATAGAGTTGCATCTGAACAATCTTCAATATTACAAAAACAAGATCAACAATTTTTTGCAGGTGCAGGAAATGTAGATGTTTGGTGGGAATCTTTAAAATCTATGATGTTTAATTTTGATTTAGCCTGGAATCATTATGTAAAAAATGTAGGAGCTCTTGATGTATATGATGGAGGACCTTTTCATTTTACATCTATGAAAATACAAAAAACTTTACCAACAGAAGGATATCATGTTTGGCATATAGAACATGGTAAAGGATTTGATAATGAACCTAGAGCTTTTGTTTTTTCTGTATATCTAAATGATGTTGAAGAAGGAGGAGAAACAGAGTTTTTACATTTTTCAAAAAGAGTAAAACCTAAAACTGGACGTATAGTTATTTGGCCTGCTGGTTTTCCATACGTTCATAGAGGTAATCCACCTTTATCAGGTGAAAAATATATTTTAACTTCTTGGATGATGTTGAGATAAACAATGAAAAAAGTGTTGGGATTTAATATTTCACACAACGTTTCGTGTGCTTATTTTGAAGATGATGTTTTAAAAGAATATTATGAAGAAGATAGATTTAATAAAATTAAACATTTTAGTCCTCCACATCCTTTTTACGAGAAAGATTATGATTATGAGATATTAAAAAAATTTAAAGATGTTGTTTTTGATTGTGTTGCAATTGCCTCTTACGACATGGGAGATATTTTAATTGAAAAACCTTATGTTGATAATGTGCTTAGACAACTTAAATTTAAAGAAAATAAATTTTATTTTAGAGAACATCATTTATTTCATGCTGTTTGTGGTTTCTATTTTAGCAAATTTAAAGAAGCTCTTGTAGTAACGTGTGATGGAGGTGGTGAACGTTTTCCTCATAAAGATAATTTTCAAACTATGGAAGCAATTTTCCAAATAAATAATAAAGAATTAAAAGCTCTTTACAAACACTCTAGTAATATAAGACACTATCTTTTTAGAGATTATAAACATCAAGATAAGTTTGATTTTTTAAATGATGTAGAATGGACATTAACAAATAGATCAATAGGTGGTTTTAAATACCTTGACTATTTATATAAAGCAGGTTTTAAAACAAATGAAGAGGGACAAATGATGGGAATAGCTGCTTATAAAGATAAAGATACAAACCTTGATAAAGATGTTTTAAAAATTGCACATGAAGCACAGGAAGTAACATTACAAGAAAGAATTAAATTAATTGAAAAAGCAATGACATATAGTGATTGTAAAAATATTATTTTATCAGGTGGATATCATCTTAACTGTTTAAATAATTTTAAACTTGTAAAACATTTTCCTAAATTAAAATTTTTTGTAGACCCAATACCTTATGATGGAGGAACAGCTGTGGGAGCTGCTTTTTATTATGTTCAAAATTATAAAAACCAAATCAGAGGCGATTGATCTTTTATTACAACAAGAATTAGTTGTAATATTTCAAGGTCATTCAGAATGGGGAGCGAGAGCTTTAGGTAATCGCTCTATGTTATTTGACCCACGTAATCCAAAAGCAAAAGAAATTGTAAATAAAATAAAAGGTAGACAGTGGTGGAGGCCTACTGCAGCTACTATATTATACGAACACAAAGATGAATACTTAGAAATGCATGGATTAGATGAATCACCTTACATGACATTTGCAATCGATGCTAAACAAAAAGCAATAGATGAGGTTCCAGCGTGCGTACATGCAGATAATACTTGTAGATTTCAAACTTTAAAAAGAGAACAAAATAATAATTATTATGATCTTATAAAACTATTTTATAAAAAAACAGGAGTTCCGTTATTATTAAATACTTCTTTTAATTTGAAAGGTTATCCAATAGTTGAAAGTTTTGACGATGCTTTATTAACTTTACAAAAAAGTAAAATTAAATATTTATATATACCCTAACTACTATAACTTGTAGGTCTTGCGCCTAGTCTAGCTATTTTATCCGCTTCAGATTCAGGGTTTCCTTCTTCATCAACTTCATTATCATTATCCCAATCAGATTGTAATTGAGCTAAGTGAGCTGAATCCCATCTAGTAATAAAATCTTGAAAGTCACCTAGGTTTGCATCTTCCCAACTAGAGTGAGGAGTATCATCTCTATATTCTACACTGTCACTTGTATTAGATGTTGCATATTGAATAGCCCAAATGTTTGAAAACTTACCTTGTGCCCAAAAAGAATCATCTGAAATAGTATATCCAATACCTTTAGAAGCACCTTCTGCATGATTTTTAATTATCATCTTGTCTTCAAATACTACTGTCCATTGTGCGTTTGTTGCCATAATTTCTCCTACGTTTTAATAATATATATTACTGCTAAATAAGGTTGCAATACTGAAGTTGAGTCTCCTGTAAAAGTTGCACTCATGTTATGAGAGTGACCATTACCGGAACCTTCACTACCTGTGCCACTAGTATTTGAAAAATAATTCGCCCCTAAATTAGGGCTAGTGTTAGGTGATTTAACAGTACTTCTTCCACCAGGGTGTGAGTGAGATGCAAGTTGTGATGTTGATAAAGTTGCATTTGCTGTAGAACCACCAACGTTTCCAGTAGCTTGTACAGTATTTGCTCCACCAGTTGAAGCTAAAGCTTTGTTATTAGATTTTCCAACTGCTACATTGTCAGCTAAATTTGGTACGTTAAAAGTAGATGCACCATCTCCAGCTCCGTAAGTTGTACTTACGATTGCAAATAATGCAGCATAAGTTGATCTTGAAACTGCTTGACCATTACATTCTAAAAAACCTGTTGGCACTGATGCAGAAGACCACGGCACAATAGTTGCTGTAGGAATTCCTTCGATACCTGTAAGGTTTGCTCCTGAAAAATCGTATTT